GCCCAAGTGTTTATTATTGTTGATAAAGTTGTTATTTCACTTGGAGTTAATCCACCTCCAATAGACGCAAAACTACATCTTCTACTTGAATATGCTAATGGATTACCATTATCATTTGTTGCTCCAATAAAAAAGTCAAATGGTATTGTTCCATTTGTTGTGGTTGTTCCACTTTGGTCTAATGAACCATTTTTATACATATATGACTTTGTATCAGTTTCCCTTGATGATACAAAATATCCTGTTGCTCCTGTATTTGCTGTTGTATCATTACCAAGTCCTGTAGAGTTGTTATTATATGACCTGAAATTACCACCAAAAGCAGTTAAACAAATTTGTAATTCACTATAAGTTCCAGAACCACCAGACCCACTTCTACAACCCATATCTTGTATGTTTCCTGTTTGTTGGGTTGATGAATAGAAAGAGATGTGTTGTGAATATCTATTTAAGGTATTTCCTGTTAAATATGTTTTAGCATATCCATTAGAACCATTTGGAGTTGCTCCACTTGCATTAAAAGTCCAACCACCATTAAAGGTTAGTCGGTATGCTCCGTCAGTATCAACAGGGTTTAATGCGTTAAATTTAGCACTTGCTGATACACCACCTAACATTGGATACATAGCAGTCATTTTACTATACAATCCGTTTGATACTAATTCTGTAAATAATGTTCTTGTTGCTGCGGATACTGTTGAAGTAATACCTGTTCCACCCGCAGAAACAACTGCTGATAAGTAAGTATTCGCTTCAGTAGTTCCACTTGCAGGTGGTGTTGATGTTGGTGTTGGCGTTAAAGTCGTTGTTGGCGTCGGTGTTGATGTTGGTGTTGGCGTTAAAGTCGTTGTTGGCGTCGGTGTTGAACTTGGTAATACCTCACCATTTTTACTACCAATTTCATTTAACCATAGAGCACCTGTAGTAAAAGTTGGATATGTTGAAATGTTCCAATTTATACCATCATAAGAATATCCAATATGTTTATCAGTTCCAGGAAAAGAACCTAATGCTTGGAACATAGTGCCGTCCCATTTCAAGTCAAAATTATATCTAAAAGCACTTAAAGCCGTGATTGCCGACCAATTATATCCATCATAAGAATATCCATAGGCATTATTTCCAGCACCAGTAGTTATACCAGCCACATAAACATTTCCGTTAAATTGTAATCCAGCACCATTTCCAAATGTAGTACCACTTGTGAATATACTACCTGCGTTTGTTGATGGAGACCAAGTTATACCATTATCTTCACTAATTACAATTCTAGTATTTAGATTTAATGATGTTGTAAGTTGTGAAATTGCCAGTAATTTACCATTTCTATTACTAACAATATTGGTAAGTCCTGTTTGTGTTAAAGCGGTTATACCAGTTATACCACTCCAATTAAAACCATCTGTAGATTTAAGTAAATTATATGGTTGTAGTGTATTATATAACAACCAATAATTACCACCATCATAATATAATTTTTGTATTGCTCCTAGTGAATTAAAACCACTTAAAGTTTGAGCGCTCCAACTTAAACCATCATAAGAATATGCCAATTTGTTAGTCATATTATTACCAGAACCACCAGCCAAATATAAATTACCACCTTTAATTAGAGAGTATATGCTACCATTATTACTACCACTAAATACATTTGTTTCAATATTAGTATTGGCGGTCCAATTATCATATCCCGTTGTTGATGTTTTTAACATTACATAGTCAGTTGTTGAACCACTACGACCAGCAATATACCATCTTCCGTCTTCTTTTATTACACTATAATTACCTATACCAGGATTATTTGGCATTAAAGTCCAATTTGTATTATCAGTTGAATAAATTAAACTACTTGAATTATTACCAGCGACCCATAATACTTCTTGTGGTGAAGGTGATGGAGTTATTGTTGGGGTAATTGAAGGTGTCGGCGTTGGTGTTGGTTGTGGTGATGTATCAGGTGCTTTATACACATTCATTACAGCACCCCACACCTGTCTTGGCTGTTTTGACCCTTTTGGGTACATCATATCGTTGATGTTCGGTTGTCTTCTATACGGATTTGGTGGCATATTACAATAAATATATCAGGCTTTAAGACAAAAGGGGAGTTTTTACCTCCCCTAATATCTTATGTTTTTTTATGATTGGAAAGTGAAACCACCAGTAGTAAATACTGCTGCGATAGTTGTTGTAACATCAACCTCACGGATAGATGTTGGTTCACCACCTGTCATAGTAAGAGCAGTTGCTCCGTTCAAGTCGGTGTATGCCTGACCTGTATTCAATGAACCAGCAGTAATTAAACCGCCATTATCCAAGAATACCAACCAGTATCTGTTGTTATTATCTTCAATCAAAGCGTAGATTTCATTTTGTGATACCAAATCTACAAAGGTATCTCTTAAGGTTGTATTCAACTTTGGAAGGTTAACTACAATTTCAGGTTGGAAAGTAACAGATTGAGATGTAGTGTTTACACCCAAAGTTTCACTCAAACTGCCCGATTGCTTGGGCAACTCAAATTTGAACCAAGTGCCTTGACCACCGATTGCTGTAACCTGTGAATTTGTAACAGTATATCCAGTGATTGTATTACCTGAACCACCTAAAACCCACATGGTTTTGATGCCCCCTGTACTTGATGTTCTACACATTTGTTATCGGTGTGGTTCTTTATCCTCACCTTCACCACATTTATTTTAGATTATTCGTGGTGTTCAGACTATATCATCATCATTTCTGATGTTGGGCGCTCGTGTCGGGTTTATTGTTTGAGATACTCACCCGTTAGTCGTTGAACCTTCCCCCTACTTTAATTCTCTTGGGGGGCTTGGCTGCTGATTGTCTGTCTCCAGATTTTCCAGCAATTCACCCAATTTTAATTGGACTATAGAAAAGTCAATCCAATGTATAACCTGTGCTAATATAACATGATGCCATAATTTTCTATTTTATTATTTTTTATTTTATTTTATTTGGTTATATCCTCCAATATCATTAACTTTGTATTGGAGGATATTAACCACAAGATTATTTACACAAGCAGAAAGACGCTACATCAAAGATACCTAAACCATATGTAACATGTGCATTGATTTTCACAATATCTTCAAACATATCATAGATTGCTTTGATTGTTTGCATCTCTGCATTCATGCCGACCATGTAGTAAGAAGCAGGACCTGCGTAGTATGCGTTAACACCATCCAAACCTACAGTTGGAACAACTTTTACATTAGAACCTGGTAACATGAGCGCCCAATCTTCACCACTTGTAGAACCAGCAGTGTCCATTGTAAAGAGATTCACGAAACTGTTGTTCCTCATACTCGCCACCAAACCTCTGTAGTTACTGTATGATGTGAAAATCACCAAGTCATCCATGTGTAATACATTTGATGGGATGTTTTGGTAGATAGTTGTGAATACATCCAAACCATTAGAAGGAGTAGCCGCAGAGTAAGCGATTTGAGTTGCACCATTACCTGATGTAATCAACTGACCAACACCAGCAAAACATGCAGAACCATAAGTTCCACCAGTAGTAGTAGTGTTCTGCCAAAGTTGTTTTTCAACTTGGTTAGCAATTCTGTTTGAAATATCCGTCAAGATAACCTCCTCAAATGGTACTGTCTCTTGAAAGTTAGCATTTGATAATGACTGACTCAAATAAGTATCATATAGCGAATATGGACAAAGTGTCTGATTCAATTTCTTATTACATAAATCAACAGTAACCAAAGATTGTGTAGTTGTACCACTTGGGTCAAATCCACAACTCAAATCCTGTAAATAAATGTCGTTTGTTACAAAGCCTACTTTTTCAGTAGTACCTTTCAAATTTGCGCGTATGCTCGCATATTTAGGCAGTGTAAGCCCTAAAATCGCCTTAATCAACATATCCGAGCCATAAGAATTGTAGACGGGTAAATTTGAAAGGTCATACGAAAATGATAATTTTTTCTTGTTTTCCATTGTTTTACTTTATTTTTTTAATTGATTTTTGATAAGGTTTAATCTGTAATCAGCAAATGATTCAGTATAGGTCTTTTTTTCCTCTACTGACTTTCTTTCTGGTAATTTCTTAAATGTATCAAAATCGGTTTTTAATGAGTTTAACTCTGTCTTGAATTTTCCGTTCATAGAACCAACCAACTCAAGGAGGTTGTTTAATGATAATTTAATATCTTCAATGTCTTTTGAGAAATCAGCGTTCATCATTTCAGGTTTCATCATTTCTTCAACATTTTCACGCTGAATGATTTTACCATCTTTTACTTGAATTCTAATTTTGTTCTCATTTCCACTTGTATCTTTCAATACCACTTGGTGTTCCCCATCAGGACATGGTACTTTACTACCATCATCCTTAACTAAAAACACATCTTCACCTACATCAAAAGTGCTTGATTCAAGGAGTTGTCCTTGAGCATCTCTTGCTTCTGTGTAGTTCATGTCTTTACTTGATTCTTGTTCTACCTCTGCATCTGTAGATTTGTCTTCAGATACAATAGCGATGATGGTAGATTCAGAGTCAACTGAAATAACCAAACCATCTCTTGTTGTATGCGAACCTGTCGGTGCTGGTACAAGTGTGGATTCTTTGACTACATAAAGAGTTTGACCTACTTGAAAATCTTCTTCCATGTTGTTGGTAACCTCTGTGGTTCCATCAACAAGAAAAGTAGAATTGAAGGTCTCTTTCTTAAATTGTAATCCTAACATTTTTCTGATATTATTGATTGCTGTTGTTGCATCCATAATTTTTTTTAATCTGTTATTTGTTTAATAATGTTTATGATTTCATCTAATAAATATTCATCAGTTTTTAGGCGTGAAAAGTTCATTAAGAAGTTCCCCTCGACAGAGAATCCTTTAACCCTGCCTGTCTTGATGTAGTTATTCCAGATGTTATCGCCTTCAGGTGTATCTAATACCTTAAATCCACCCATCCAAGTCCCATCAGGTATATCACCCCTGCTGAAACCTAATTGGTATGCTTTATCAGATTCACCAGATACCAACCAACTTTCAACCATAACAACTGAATCTATTTTTTCTTCAGTATGTTCGTAGTTTGTTTGGTCTAATCTTTTTTCAATCATATAAAGATTTTGTATTTTCTC